TAGAATATTTGGCATTATCGCTGGTCCTGTAGTACAATCTAAAAGTTCCCAAAGGAATGTTAGAAAAATTTCCGTCCCCAAACACTAGATCAACGGTATCGTTGTTTTTAGTTGCAACATTATAAATGTCTCTCACATCAGATGCCAAGCTATTGTATATCACGTTGCTGCCAGATAGGTCTGGTACCTTGGTCCATAATTTTTCTATTTGACCGAAATCGTCTAATTTGTATAACCAAAGGTCGGTGTTGTTAATATTATTGATCGTGATAGGTTGCACATAATTTGTGGTTGGTTGACTGATTGAAAATTCTGTGCTGCCTAAAGACCCTTGTTTAAACAGAACAAAAAATCCTGTGTTGGGACTGGTATCACCTGCTCCATCTATTCTGTACATGTATGTAAAACCTGTTCCAGGAATAGGATCTTGCTCGTATATAGATTCTGAACTGGAAATAGTTGAAGGAATTATTTCAAACTGTCTAGTAATTCCACTGACTGATCTATTAAAGACAAACACCGGAACATCGGTGTTGTTGGAATTTAGTGTATAAACTTCTGTGGGTGTACCTCCAATTGAATCACTTTCTTTTGGTTTACCAAATTTCTGTCCGTCCACATTGGCGGCATTCAACACTGTGATAAATTGTTCTCTGTAATTTGTGTTCGAAGGATCATTCCAAACGATTGTGGAATTTATTAAACTATTGCCACTGCTGTCTCTAACATCTTCAGAGGTAGATATTGAAGTTATTTTTAAAAGTCCAGTAGCTGATAAATTTCTTTTAGGATTGTAATTGATCAATCTTGCCAATCTCAAAATACTGTTTCTTCTTTCAGCAGTCTCTAAAAAATTTTCTCGAGCATTTAAATCCACTCGAAAACTTAGACTCTGAGCAATGTAAGCGATGAGATCTATCAGCGCCACATATTCTGAGCTCTCCACGAAATCATTGAAATCATCTGGATAATTTTCTCTGAGATAGGCCACCATGGTTCTTCTCAGTGTTTCAAAGTCGTAAGATTTGAAATCTGCCTGTTGGAAAGCAGTGTAAATTTTGCGCCAATCTTCGGCTACAAGCAAGCGATTTTGTCTGTCAGTGATGGCCATAGTTTAAACTATGGATATTTATTGATTCTATTATGTGCGTAGATTAAGAAAGGCGCAAAGCAGCGTTTTCGTCGAAACTAAAGGTGAGTTTTTCAGTTATGTTGTAGGGTATGTAGGTAATAGTGGCCTGTACCGATATTCCATGCTCTGATTCACTTACCAATATCTCTCTAGTGCTCAATCTAGGATCAGCATTGAGATTCTGTGCGATGTCGTCCGCCACTGCTTGTTTGGTTGCTTCTGTCAATGGCTCAAACAGCACATCATAGATAATAGTGCCGAAATCGGGATTTTCCACCCGTTCTCCCTTCCTCACACTCAATCGATTGATGAGATCCTGTTTGATCAATTCAAAATCATACAATTTATAATTGCTTTTATCGGCTCGTGAGCTAAACCCTCTAAAGGTCTGCTGTCCACCGGCTATGAAATTACTGTTGTCTTTTTCACTCATCGTTAAAATCCAAATATTTTACCTATGCTCCTGCCCACTGAGGCTATCGTGGAAGTTACCTGATTGCCTATCATGCCCACCACGCTCCTGATCTGGGTCACCGATGTTATGTTGGTACCCATCACAGATTTATAAATGTCGTTCACGACATTCACTTGACCTGCTATGTTATTTACTTTGCCCAAGGCACTGATTCCCGACGGAAGGATGCCTGCTATTTTATTGGTCACTCCCCCCAGTGCTTGATTTGCTGCATTACCGATTGCGTTGCCGGCTAAATTTTGTAGATTGCCCAATCCTCCCTGCACTCCTCCCAGCACGTTGCCTGCTGTGGTGAATACTCCCTTGGCTGCGCTTAGATCATTTATCACCGACGTGACCGACCCCGTGATGGCCTGTGATAGATTGCCTGTTGAGAACAACACTCCCCCCTGGTTCACAAATACTTGATCTTTTAATAAATTCAATGATCCTCCAGTGACTGATTCAACAGTTTGCTGAATGGTTGAGCTCACTCCCTCTGCTATGGATGATATGTTGAATGGACCCGTGACCGTTGAGGGGAATCTCTCTAGATAAGTTTTGGCATAATCTTCTGCGGCCTGTGTCAGGGCTCTTACGTCAGTCACTGGAAGATCTAATTTTTCCATATGCACTGCTAGATCTGCTTGGAACTGTCCGATCCTGCAGGTTGGGTTATCGCTGTCTCTGTTTAATTGTGCAAGGAATCCTACCGTGCCTGGCACGTTGCAGTCTGTGTCATCTTGGGTTCCTGCAAAAGTCACAATGTCATCCCAGTGTCCAGGGAAGGGTTCATGTGTTGGAACTCGCTGTCCCGACATGGATACGTTTCCGGTTGGCGTCCATTCCAAAGGAGGATTTAAATCTTTTTTTGTCACATCCACATCTGGTTTGTCTTCTCTCAACGTTCCCGTACCGCTGAGATCATAGAATGGTGTCCTTTCATAGGTTACTATGAAATTTGGATTGGTTTTGGTACTGTTAAAATGTATCTCTTCACCTGTCAAATTATGCTTACCGGTTGCCATATGCAGTTGGGCCATGCCAGCATAGGATATAATTGAACCACTTATTGCTTTGTTAGTGAACGATCCTCCTGATTGTATCAGCGTGTCTGTATCAGAATAGGTCTGTATCAACCCGCCATCCAATACCAATTTCTGTATGGCGCTCATTTTTATTTGTCCTTTAGCAAACATGTTAATATTATTATCGCTGTGTAAATCAATGTCACCCACTGACCTAATTGCAATAGTGTGTCCAGAATAGATATCGATACCCCCATTAGCACTAAATTCCATCCAGACGTTGCCTGATCCATTGGCAAGATATATCACACCTTTGGTGTCATGCATCAATAATTGATGGCCGCTGCTGGTTCTCAATCTGATCAACTCATTGTTGCCTGCAGCATCACCATCATCCATCACGAATGTATGACCTGCTTCTCTCACCACGGGTCTTTCAGGATTAGCGTCTGTGGGTCCTAATTTAAATTTTTTCTTGATCTTTTTATCTAATCTTCCGGGAGTGCTGATTCCAAACACTGCACTGGGACTCTCTCTTCTAGCAGAACTGGTTGTGGTACCACGCACTGTGTCTTTTATTAATCCCTGTCTTTTCAATGTTTTAGCGAAAGGATGTATGGGTTTTTTTAATTTGTCAAGTCCACCCACGTTGCTGGCCGCGTGCCACGTGGTTCTATTAACTTCCGAGGCTGGAACTTCTTTGGTACCATAATTAGTTTCCACCGTTTCACCAGAATCGTCAGACAGGCCTTCTGCACCTAGTGCAGTGTGGGGACTGGAAGCGATTCCCGGCACCATGTGATTGGTGTAGGGATCTTGTACGCAGCCAAACCAAAAACCCTCTGATACTTTTCCTTCCACAAATATCACTAGCACTCTCGTATCAATATCGGGTGGTACCATCCACATTCCATAGCTGTGCGGACTGTCAGCAAAATCATAGGGACTGGTTTTAGTGGTGGCATTGGGACTCTTGGCACCATAAAAAGGTGTTAGATATTTTACGTCATACAGCATATCAGAAGGGCCTTCATCTGTGCCTGACAAGCTAGGAATCATCACTTTCAATCCCCCCATTCTGGTAGGATCCACATTGTCTTTGACAATGCCTATGTATGGACCTGGATTGATTTCAGTATACTGAGTGGTCCTAAACTGTTTATTGGGTGTTGATGCGTCTCCGTACGTGGTCATATGTTTTTAATTAGTAAATCCCTCTGTGTCTGAAATATTAGGCGATACAGTGGTGTCTTTCGCTTTTGCATTTGCTTTTTCATATTGTTTTTTCAGCTCTTGCAATGTGGCAACCGACGTCATTTGTTTTCCTTGGTTGTTGAATCTTACCAAATCCAATACTTGTGTGAATTTTCCACTGTCAAAAATGCTTTCTACCTGTGCTACTTTATATAATCCGCTAAAAACAATGTTCTCTAAATTTTTAAAATTCATCACGCTCTTTTTTTCATCTATGTCTGTGGGGAATCTAAAATCCAATGTAACAAACGGCTCTGCTTGATCATAGTTAAAACAGCCTAACTCTTCGTCCCAGGCCTTGCCATCAAATGTGGATGTGACCGTGGTGGATTTGCTTGTGCTGCCTTTGGATTCGTTGGGCAGTGCAAAATCCTGTCCTATGAAAGCAGGGTCTCCCAGTATGGTCATTTGTACATTGACCATGTCTCCCATGGGCGCTGTTAGATATTCATAAAATTCATCTACCTGAGTTGTGCTTGGGCCTTTACCCGAGGAAGGATCAGCTGATTTGGTGTAGGAAGGATATCTGCGCAGCGGCAACAAGGGTTCGGGTTGACTTTGCACTAGAGATCCAAATTTTTGATAAAGATCCTGCCAGGAAAGATCTTTAACATCTCCTGTTTTTGAACCATCGGCTCCTGTGCCATCGACTAGTGCTGCTTGAAAATAACCGAATTTGTAATTGATCTTTAGATCCAATATGTCATGGTTGTCTCCGGTGTATATGTAATTGTATCTTTTTTTCACAGTCTTTCCCCATAATGGCGAAGCGCTCAATCCTGGCAATGTGAAATTCATCACATGTACCGCATATGGTATCACTGTAAAGGTAATTGTTTTTGGATGCATGCCTGTTCTTCTGTCAAATTCTGCAGTATTTGTTTCCACGTTGGTCACAACCTTGAACCACGGCACGTAGGGTTCTTTTGTTTGTGTTTCTGTTTGAGCTTCTGTCTGCTTGTATTTGGCTTCTTGCTGTTCTCCTATTTCTATCCAATATTTTTTAACTATATCAGTTATGTTTCTAAAATTATCGGCTCTTTGCACACAGTCAGAAATCACCTTGGCTATACTTTCGTTGGGCCTCACGCTGACTGGAAATTTGGTCCCCGTCAAATTTGAAAGATTAAAGTTCCAGGCTTTGCTGTTGGTCACTGGAATACTGTTCTCAATTTTTATTACGTAGATGTCTTTTTTATCTCTCAATTTTTTTTCTATCTCCACGTCCTGCATTTTATTGAGAACTGATGACAATCTGTCCATGGCTTCAACTAGGGTGCCTCCTCTTTCCACATTGCCAAAAATATTACCCGATCCTCTGATGTACAGATACCTATCCGTCATGGCAAATTCCGTCCACGGCACAGCAGTTATTGTGTAAACTGTGCCCCCTGCATTGATCTCCATCTCTGCATTGGTGATTTTAATTGGTAAAACTCTCTTGGTTATAAGTTTTAATGGATTGCCTATGTTGTCATATCCTCTAAATTCCAATGTCAAGAGATAGGGTGCATCCACGTGATCTAAAAATTTGTTATTGAAGGCAGCAGCTTTCATCTTTTCAAAAAGTGTAACGCCATATGGTTCGTGCATGATCATTTCTATCTTAGTGAAATTCATCATCTTCCTCTGTTCGTTGGGGCGATGCACTGCATTTATTAACACTTTTTCAAAAAATATATCATGTCCTCTTCTTAATATTTCGTCTGACTTTTCTCTCGACTTAATATATCCATCCTTGTGTTTAAAATCAGAATAAACTGTGCCGTTGTCTTCGTTGTCCACTGTTGCCTTGGCTGAATTCACTGACCCTTCTCTGTTGAATTCTGAAAATCTTCCTTCCGGACCTATACCAGAACTCTTGGCAATAACATCGTGTGGTGATTCTTTTTTTATTTTTTCAGGCTTTCTAAGATCATCCTGTGATAATGCCGACAACGTCCATACATAGTTGTAGGAAGCATACTGATGCAGTCTGTTTGATTCTGCTGTGTCTTCTTTTTGAGAATTTTTATTGATAGTCTTGCCTGTATATGCCAAATCATTGTACAAGGCATTTAAGTCTATTGTTGCCATTTTTATATGCCTAGATCACTTTTTAGATTGCTCAATTTGGGCAACTGAATAGTTTTTCCTGGAGAAAAATCATAGATCGGGTCTTCGATTGCGTCTGGATTTCTCTGAGCAAACACCCACCATAATCTTGGCGTACCATATAAGTCAAATGCCAATAGGTCTGGTCTATAAGCATATGTTCTTGTGATGATGTAGGTGACATCATCTTGCTCTGCTGTGATTGTGCGAGGCAATAAAAAATCCAAACT